TAGATAATCGTATAGAAAATTTACGAGAAGCAACTAGGTCTGATAATAATTGTAATAGAAAACTTTTTAAAAATAATACTACTGGCTATAAAGGTATAACTATTAGACCTAATGGTAAATATCGAGCTAGGGTTTGGAAAAATAAAAAATGTTTTAGCTTAGGTGATTATCAAACTATTGAAGAAGCAGTACAAATAGTTGAAGCCTACCGTAAAAATCTACATGGAAACTTTGCTCATGCCTAGTAAAAATAATATCACTGGTGACACTATTCAGTCTCGCCTCAACACTCCTGAGTATGAATCTAATTACGACAGAGTATTCAGAAAACCTAAACCTAAGGAAAAAATAAATGACACACCAACCAAGTCTAAGAGCCCAACTAATAACAAGACGCACATATAACAGATTAAATGACGATGGTTCGTATGAGACCTGGGAAGATACAGTAGATAGAGTAATCAAACATCAGCACTGGTTATGGAAACGAGAAGGTGATGTCAATGAAGAAGAGCTTGAAGAACTCAGGCAACTCCTATTGGATCGCAAGGTGTGTACCTCAGGTAGAACCTTATGGCTAGGTGGTACTGATGTAGCTAAGAAGAGAGAAGCCTCGCAGTTTAACTGTGCTTTCACTCATGTGGAATCTGTCTACGATATTGTTGATGTCTTATGGTTATTACTACAAGGGTGTGGTGTAGGGTTCAGACCTATAGTCGGACACCTTAATGGCTTTGAGAAACCTATTGAAACAATCGAGGTTATTAATTCAAAGAGAACAGAGAAGGGTGGTAAGGAAGAGAACACTGAGACCTGGAGTAAACAATCAAAGACCTGGACTATACAGGTAGGTGATAGTGCTGAGTCCTGGGCTAAGTCTATTGGTAAGCTGATGGCAGGTAAGTATCCTGCTAAGAAATTAATACTAGACTTCTCACAGATAAGACCTGCGGGTGAAAGACTTAAAGGTTATGGATGGATAAGCTCAGGTGATACAGCTATCGCCAAAGCCTATACTGAAATCTGTAAGATCATGAACAGACGAGCTGGTTCATTACTATCTAGGATAGACATCTTAGATATAGTTAACTGGTTAGGTACTGTCCTATCATCTAGACGTTCTGCTGAGATAGCTTTGTTTAGTTATGACGAACCTGAATGGGATGAGTTTGCTATAGCTAAGCGTGAGTTTTGGATTAACAATCCACAGCGAGCACAATCAAATAACTCTTTACTGTTTAAGGCTAAGCCTAGTCGAGAAGAGTTAGAACATATCTTTAAACTTATGGTGGACTCAGGTGGTAGTGAGCCTGGCTTTATTAATCAAGCTGCTGCTACTCAACGAGCTCCTTGGTTTAAAGGATGTAATCCTTGTGCAGAAATTCTATTAGGTAATAAATCATTTTGTAATCTTGTGGAGGTGGATCTTGGGAAATTCAAAGGGAACTCTACGGGACTTGAACGAGCTGCTTACATCGCAGCCCGAGCCAACTACAGACAAACATGCGTTAACCTTAATGACGGGGTACTGCAAGAACAGTGGGATTTATCTAACCGCTTCCTTCGGCTGTGTGGGGTGGGTGTCACTGGAATTGCCCAGCGGGGAGACTTATCAGACTATGACTATGCCTCCCTCCAGCGAGCAGCAACTATCGGAGCTTATTCAATGGCTGATGAGTTGGGGCTTCCGAGACCTAAAAATATTACAACTGTAAAACCTAGCGGAACCTTATCAAAAATCATGGATACCACTGAGGGAGTACATAAGCCACTAGGCAAGTACATCTTTAATAACATTAACTTCAGTAAGCATGATCCATTACTCGATAAGTGTAGAGCAGCAGGTTATAAAGTATTTGATAACCCTAATGATCCTGATGGAACTCTAGTATGTTTTCCAGTTAAGTGGGACAACGTAGAGTTTGATGTAGTGGATGGTAAAGAAGTTAACCTTGAGTCAGCTATCGAACAGCTTAATAGATACAAGATGATACAGACTAACTACTGTCAACAGAATGTATCTTGTACTGTGAGCTACAGTGTTGATGAAGTACCTGCCATGATTGATTGGTTACTAGATAACTGGGATATCTATGTAGGTGTGTCCTTCTTATTCAGAGCTGATCCTACTAAGACAGCTGAAGACTTAGGATACCTATACTTACCACAAGAAGTAGTGACTAAAGAAGTATGGGAAGAGTACAACAATAACCTTAAACCTATTGAATTAGATGGGGATGACAATGGTTATGAGTTAGAAACAGATGAGTGTGCGGGTGGGGTGTGTCCAGTTAAATAGTCTAACCGCTTCATATTGGAGAAATAACATGAAAATACCTATGTATGCTACTGATTTAATTAAAGAATTAGACCAAGCATTCCCCAATAGAGCACCTAATATGGCTGACTCAGAGAGGGAGATATGGTTTAAAGCTGGGGCTAGATCCGTAGTAGACCTATTAGTATCCTTGGAAAAGGATCAGAACGAACAGGCAGAGATGCCAACTTTATTAAACACAAATGAGGAAGAATAATATGTGTGGTTCACTACTGGCTCCCAAGCCACCCTCAATGCCTGCACCTCCAGCACCTATTGCTGAAGAAGAACAGGTAGAACCTGTATTCAAAGCTGGTAATGCAGAAGATGATGAGAACTTTTCACCTGCTGAAAAGACAGGTAGAGCTCAGCTCAAAACATTTAACACAACAGATACAGGATTAGCTATCCCTTTATAAGGAATAATGTATGGAACTTGAAGGAAAGTATGAAGGCAATACTGTAGCTGGTATCTATGAAAGACTAGAAACAGATAGATCTCCCTTCTATTACAGAGCAAGAGATTGTTCAGAACTAACTATTCCTACCTTAGTACCACCTATGATGGACAACCCAGGAGCCTATAAGTTTAAGACTCCTTACCAAGGTGTAGGTGCTAGAGGTGTGAATAACATAGCTTCTAAACTATTACTAGCTTTACTCCCTGCTCATCAATCATTCTTTAGATTGTCAGTAGACAACAAAGTATTAGATGAACTAGGTGCAGCTAGAGGTACAGCAGAAGAAGCTTTAGTTGAAATAGAAAACAGAGTTCTTAAAGAAGTTAACTCTAGTCAGATACGAGTCAAAGTATTTGAAGCTCTAAAACATTTAGTAGTAGCTGGAAATGCTTTACTTTATTTACCACCTAAAGAGAATACTCTTAAAGTATATCCTATTCAAAGGTATGTTGTAGAACGAGATCCTATTGGTAATGTATTACAGATTGTTACTAAAGAGAAAGTAGATATCGAATCACTTGATGAGGTATTAATTAAAGAAGCTCAGATAAATCCTGATGAAGAACAAACAACAATCTATACCCATGTCAAATTAAAAGATGGTAAATGGGAAGTACAACAAGAGATCAACGGTAAGATTATTGAAAGCACTAAGACTACCTATGCTAAAGACAAGACACCATTCCTACCACTAAGACTGATTGTAGTTGATGGTGAAAGCTATGGTCGTTCTTATGTAGAAGAATACCTAGGTGATCTTAAGTCACTCGAGGGTTTAACTAAAGCAATCATCGAGGGTAGTGCAGCAGCAGCTAAGCTACTTATCTTTGTATCACCTAATGGTACAACTCGTAAGAGAACGATTGCTGAAGCAGCTAACCTAGCTGTAGTCGAAGGTAATGCTCAAGATGTTACAGCCTTTAGAGTAGAAAAAGGTAGTGACTTTGGTGTAGCACTACAGGCATCCAATGGTATTACTGAAAGATTATCCTTTGCATTTATGCTTAACTCAGCAGTTCAACGTAATGCTGAACGAGTAACAGCTGAAGAGATTAGATATGTAGCTAATGAATTAGAAGAAACCTTAGGTGGTGTGTACTCTGTACTTGGTGCTGAGTTCCAGTTACCTCTAGCTAAACTCCTAATGTCTCGTATGCAAAGACAAGGTAAGATCCCTGCGTTACCTAAGGGTATGGTAGATCCTATCATCATCACAGGTGTAGAAGCTTTAGGTAGACAAGCAGACATGCAAAGACTAGATATGTTTACACAGTCTCTAGCTGTGCTTGGACCTGAGGTACTCAATAAGTACATCAATGTATCTGAATATATTAAACGTAGGTGTGCAGCACTTAATGTTGACTCAACAGATTTAGTTAAATCAGAAGAACAATTACAACAAGAAATGCAACAGCAACAACAGATGCAACAGCAACAACAAATGATGGGCATGATGCAAGCAGGTGTACCTAATGCAGTCAAAGGAATGATGGACTCAGGTATGCAACAACAACAAGCTGAAGCTGATATGGCTATGGCTGAACAACAACAGGAACCACAATAATGGAAGAAAAGAAAGAAAAGCTTGAAGAACAAATCGAAGAGCAAGAAGTAAAGAAAGAAAAGAAAAAGAAATTAGACCCAAAAGAGCTTAGTAAAAATACTAAGCGTAGGGATTATTAAAATTAATAGGGAGCTGATATGGCAGAAAACTATGAAAAGGTTGAGTTCGCTGCGGAACAACCTCAAGAAGATCAAGAGCATGTTCAGAAGATGGTGGAGCTAGCAGACAAAGCTGCTGAAAAACCATCTGAAGGAATGGCTAAAGATAATGTAGAAGTATCACCTAAACCCGATTGGGTTCCCGAGAAGTTCTATAACAAGGACACAGGTGATATTAATTACGAGGCTCTAGCAAAGAGCTATACAGAATTAGAAAAGAAGCAGTCATCTCCTAAGGGAGACGATGCACCTGCTACAGAAAATAAAGAGAGTGAACAGACAGCTGAGCAAGTTGTAGAACAAGCTGGGCTAGATATGGCAGCTCTCCAATCTGAGTATGATGAGAAAGGTTCACTTGATGACAAGTCATACGAAGCATTAGAAAAAGCAGGCATCCC